CTGCGATAATCCAACTGATTACTGACCTTTCCCGACTCCCACCAGCTATCAATACAATTGTCCCCGAAAACAACCAGACATTCATCACCAACCGTTACCGGCATGGTCAGAACAAAATTGCCAGCACGAGGCATGTAGATAGGAACATCTTGAAGGATGGGAATTTCAATATTTTCATAAGGCTTTCCTTCCAGACTGACCATTTCTCTGATGGCTAATTTTACAGTCACCGTTTGCTTGGTTGAATCAAAGCTCTGAACAATTCCAGGACAAGCTACACGAATACGGTTGCTTAACTTTTCAAGTTTTTGCTCAAGAACTTCGTTTTCATCGCCAAGCCTTACAGATAATGGAACATTTACTAAAGCCATAATTTACCCCTGTACATCTTTACTTGTTCTAAACTGCGCTGCCAAAGTTCCTTCCCTTGATTGGTTACAACCGGTCACGGTTGTATACCATTCATTTCCCCTTGTGGCTCCAGTATGAATTACCCCGATTACTCTGTAAATACCATCTTCATCTAATCTTGAAAAACCAGCCGTGTTATATTGAATAGCCATTTGTCGTATTATCTTATTGTCTATCTTCACCAACATCGGTTCCGGTTTAAATACCCTTATCTTTGGGTTCAACAAACAGGTAAAAGTTATTCCGTCTTGAGTCTGCTGGGGTGTACCGATCAAGCCACCAGAGTCAGGAGAAAGAACAAGAGCTTTCTTTGTCAAATTAGCCGGTATTGGGTCTTGAGGACGGTCAATATAAACTTTTCTATCAATCGTGCTTATTGTCGTCCCATATTGTTGAGCATACTTTCTCATATAATATTTTGGCGAATCAAATAACACTTTTCCACGAGACAATTGCACATTACCAACTCCCTCGGATATTTTTGTTATATTGAATGGCTTTCTGGAATTTGCTGCCATGTTCATTACGATGTTCTTCTGGTATGCAAGAGCACCAAAAGTAGCCGCCACATGATTGTCATAAATAATATCCATGGCATCAATACATTTGAATGTTACCTTTGTCGTAACTGTGTCTTCCCTTTCCCACATTGGTTGGAAAATACTGCCATCGTAAATGACTCCATAATCTCCATTGACATATCCTGCCTCAACCAAAACTCTTGCTCCTGATTGTATTAAAAGATTTTCTGTTTGAGGGCTTAAATTATAAACAACTATTTCTGAAAAATTAGGGCACTTCCATCCAGACTTTTCTATCTTGAAAGTGACATCCAGAGATTGATCTTCATAATCACTGTTTGATAAAACATAAGCCTTATACTTGCTGGGATCGGCAGAGGTTTCTGTTTCAGACAAAGGAATGAGAACACTAATCTTCCATTTTCTCCCAAACAGCTTCTCGTTATTGTTTTTCTGTGTAGCTAAAATGTCAGTTGCCATTTTACCCTTCCCATACTAACGCAAAATCCGTCCCAAGATTTTCATCTGTAGGATGATCGTGCTCAAGCGAGTCTTTTGTCGGAACAATATATGCTTTCCCGATGCCAAGATATTCGTGTTGATGCAATATATTCAATTCGTCAGAGCCTACAGAACCGGCAACCAAAGGAACAGAATCAATAATAATTTCATCTGTCGCTGGATCGGTAATTCTCATAACCCAATACCCGCCGATATAATTCCAACTCAAATTAAACTTCAAGGTTCTGTTCACGCCATCAATTTCCAGGGTAACAGAAAACTCTTGATTAGGATCGCTTGTCAATGGTATTTCTTGGTATGCCATAATTAACCACCACTTCGTCTTCGTCCCGCTTTACTAAAAATACTTTCACCGTCTGATGCACTTTGAGGTCCTTTTTTTGTTTCCCCTACCGCGTGTCTCTTAGTAAGAGTAACATATTCAACCGGAACAACTGCCATCATCACTTGTCTTAAACTAACAGTACATCGTAAACTATTAGCGGATTTGTAATCATCTGAAACACTCATATTTTCAATGATCATATTGGTATAATAATGAAGACGAGTCCTTACAGAAACCAAAACTCTTTTTTCCTTCAATTTGCGTATTACTTCATAAGCCGAAATAGACTTTGTCTTACTGCTTGCAAATTGACCAGCTACAATAGGCTGAACAGAATCTGAAACCAAAACTTCAATCGTCAATTTGTCGGGGAGATTATAAGCATGATCGCTGATATTTGATCCGCTTTGAACAGGATGTTCCGTTACTCTTACAGAACCTGAATGATTCTCCTTCGTAAATGCATCAAAGTAGTAACCAACAGATACTTCATAAGTTTCCCCAGTCTCTCCTTTTCTCTTCTCAACTTCGGATATGTTGGGGGCAAGATAGATCATTTGATCTTCATCGCTGCCATAATTCCCCCAGTCGGCAGGACGATAAGCATCGGAACCGGGAGCATCATCGATAGAAGGTCTTTTTAATATTTGATAAACATTCCAAGCAGCCTTACCAACCATATAAAGAGATGATAATGAATTTACTGTGCTTGTTATTGACATTTACATTCCCTCTTTAAGTTACACCAACCTTGCCTGCTCTAACCTTATCAAATTTTTCTTTTCTTAATTCTTGTATTGATCTTTTCACGCCTTTTGTGGCTTCGTCTGCAATTTGCTTTGGGTCTGTGGTTTGTGCATTGATGGTAACATTTACATTGTAAGTCTCTTCACTTGTAGCTTCAGAAGCTTTTGCATAAACAGGAGAGCCGGGAGGAGTTTGTGGCATACTTTTAACTCCGGGTGTAGTCTTCGTCATATCTCCGGGAAATATAATTCCTGTTTTCTCTTTATATTGATCCATTGCCGTTTGTAATCTTTTTACTTTAAGTTTTTCCACCATTGTTGTTGGTGCTGTTACTCTTCTAACAATTGGCTTAAGAGGAATTTGCGGAGTATTTTTAATTCCAGGCAATATCTTTGCTAAATCAGAACTTGTAGTGCCAACTCTTTGTCTGTATTGACTTAATCCAGTGTCTGCTCTTGCTATGGAAGCCCAACGACCAGCTAAAACATTTTGATATTGACTTTGAGAAATACTTCCCTTCTTAAATTGCTCTGTTTGTTTCCAAATTAAAGAAAGAGCCAATCTATCTTGTAGTTCTGGTGTAAATTTTTCGTCTTTAGAAATACCAAGTCGTGCAAGCTCACCAATATCTTTACCTGATCCAAATAAAGTTGATCTGGTGAACTGATATTTTCCCAAAGCACTGGAGTTTAATTTATTTTTGGGATCAGCCAACATCTTTGTTTGGTGTTGTTCAATCTCTGCTAAAGTCATTTCTGTAAGAGGTTTTGCTGTTTTGCCTCCATAAGCACCATAACCAAGAGTCACATCATACCCTGAAGAGTAGCCCTTTTTTCTTGCTTGTTCGTCAGAGGTTCCTTCGCCTCTGGCTATGACGTTCAACAATTCTTTTTCCTGTGGAGCAATAGCAGTTGGTAGCTTTGTTGGTGTTGGTGCACCTGAAGGAGCAACAGCCTTTTCTTTAGCTTGTTCATCTGCGATAGCTTTTTCTTTAGCTTGTTCATCTGCGATAGCTTTTTTAGCCTCCTCTCTTTTCCTATCTCTTTCTGCTTTTTCGTCAAAATGAAGTTTCTCAAGTTCTGCAAGCTCTTTCTCCAAATGTTCTTTCCATCCTAAACCACTTTCATGCTTTTTACCTTTTAATGCAGTCCATAGATGATCTGCAATAACTATTACACTTAAAATTGTCTTTTGAAGAGTAAACTTTAAAAATTCAGCAAACTCCCAAAAAGGCTCAAGCAATTCAGAAGACTTTCTTCCATCGCAATAAGCATAAAAATCTTCAAGTAATAAAAAGAAAGCTGTTAAAGCAACAGTTACAGCAGCAATCGGCCCTAACACAGGACTAAACACTGCTATAAGAAGGCCAGACAATATAACCAACTGCTTTGACCAAGGAGCCATCATATCCCAAATTTTAATAAGCCAATTCCATATTGTTGAAAGAACAGGGACAGCAACATCTTTTACATCTCCAAGAAACCGTATTACCGTCAATGCAAGTTTTATGGGAACATCCAAAAATTCTGCCAACTGCTTTGTCCAGATAGGTATTTTTTCAAAAATTGTTTCGGTAAATGATCTCAACTGGGATTTAAGTTCTGCTACGCCACCTTTGTTAAGATTAAGAATATGAACAGCCAACCATTCAAGAGAAAGTTTTCCGGCAAGTTTCAATCTATCAAACTCATGGCCAATCCCACGAACTTGCTTCAACATATCACGAGATTCTTGCGGAATTTCAAGCTTATTGACCATATCTACGAGATCAAAATATCTTTCTCGCAATTCAACGTTCCAAGCAATCTCCTGAAGGCTGTTGCCCATGGTTTCAGAAGCAAGAGTAAAGGCTTTTGTTGCTTGCACAGACATAAACATCCGTTGTGCAAGCAACTGATACTGCATATCAGCCTTTGCTACCTGATTTACCATCTTGGTTATTTCAATGGTAATGGCTCCAATAGCACCAACAAAAGTGGTCGTAGCGGTAGCATAGACATTTTTGGAAATCATCCCTTCAAGTTTTTTCTTGAAGTCATCTACTGACCCTTTTGCTTTTTTAAGAGCATTGGTATCAAATTGAATACCTAGTTTTACTAAATATTCTTCAAGAACGTTTTCCATTATTGTCCTCTATTTGCTTCCGACCAAATCCTGTATCTTCTTTCATTCTCTGCCTTCACTTGTGCCATCTCATGCCAATCAAGTAAATCTCTGAATGTATAGGTTCCGTCCCAAACTTCGTGCTGCTTCCACTCCCCTGAAAAGACCGGAGCATAAGCGTATTGATCTATTCTTTCGCACTGAACGGGGTCAAATCCGATATGGGTTTGATCAGGTTGTTCAATGCGTCTCCTTGAAAAAAATCGGCAATGTTGAAAATCAACGTATGGATCGTAAGAGTCAAAACGGTCATAGTATCTTCCTCTAAACCTTCTACACCCCAACGACCATCATAAAGCATAATCGGAATAGGAGCCACATTACCGCCAACAGATTTCACTTCAGAAACAACCTTTAAACATTCTTTCTGAACATCTATAAAGGTTTCCTTATCCATTAACGATCTGTTTTTTCCTGATCCTCCAGTTACTTGAGCATCTCCAAATGGAAGCATCTGCATCAAGACAAGAGTAGTGATATAACTGCCTGTCAACGCATCCAATCTACCGATTCTAAACTTCCTTTCTCCAACATCTACCTCTTTAAACATTTCCCTTTTCATGTGATCTCCTCCTTTTTTTGTTAAATGTTAAGCCGGGATGTTCTGGATATTAGCAGCCCACAACGTCCAAGTAACCATCTGACCTTCTGCCTGATAAACCTTATCCGGAACTTTGCCGAACGACATGCCAACAATAATATGACTGGTTCCATCAGAAGTGTTTCTCAAAGAAGCGGACATTTCA